CAGGAAGGCCAGATCGAGCAGCGGCGGGGCGCCGGTCATAAAGCCAGTGCGGCGGCCATACAGCGGGACGTAGGGGATGACGGTCAGCCCGGTCGTTCCGCTTTCATCCGGCAGAAGCACCCATGACTCCTTGCCGGAGTCGCCCTTTTGCCTTTCCCAGACCTCAAACGCCCCGGGCGTCAGCACCCGGACGCGATCGACTTGCTTCTCTGCATAGTCGCCGTCGGGAACCATGGCGGTCTCCTTGAGGCGTAGCTGGGCCAGGACCGTCTTGCCATTGATCCTGGACGTGCGCCAGCCGAGGATTTGCCCATGGAGGACCCGGACGAAGTAGGGCCGGACGCCCGCCGCCTGCTGGTCGGCCCGGGTCCGCAGGCCGTTGGGCTGGCGGGGCGCCTCGACCAGTATCCCGGCCATCCCATAGAAGGACTCGGCGAACATTTCGGCGGCGAAGGAGTGAAGGTTGATGCCCTCGTTGTCGATATCGTCGCTCCACTCGACAATCTGGGGCGGAACCGCGTCGCTGAAGGTTAACGCCTTGCTGAACGGCTTGCCGACCATGACCCCGACCGTGCGCTGATAGGCGGGGAACAGGGTGGAGACGGCCAGGCGGGCCTTGTGGTCATTGGGATGCTCATGCGTAAAGCGCGGCATGAGCGCCTCGCCCATGATCCGCATCGCGCGGGTGCCGCCCATAAGGGCTGCAAGCATGTCCCAATCGGCGGCCATCACGCTGACGGCGGCCGACTTGTCGTTCACGGCTGCGGTCAGCGGGGCCTCCTATCGTCTCATGGGCGTTGAGCGGACTGGCAATGGAGCCAGCGCCAACTCGTTAAAGGCGTCAGCGGCGGCGTCGACCTGGTCGTCGTGCGCGGCGGTGGGAAAGGCGCACAGTTCCTCAAGGAATGGTTCTACCCAGGCGTCCCGGGTAGGGTCGCCCGTCACCAGGAGGTGGACGTTGCCGGCCTCCGCCTGGGTCGCCAGAGCGGTTGCCCGGGTGACCTTTGAGCCGGTGGGCTGGGCGTATTTGACCGCGTAGCCGTGCAGCTTGTTAACAAGGGTCAGGACGTAGCCCTTGCCGGCCGCGCCTGGGTCCTGGGGGAGCCGGATCGTCACCGCGTTTGTGTCGGCGGCGGCGGTCAGCCTCATCTCGCTTTCCAACTGGGCCGGGCTCCACTGGCCCCGGCGGCAGTCGGTGAAATAGTATGTGGCCTCGTCGCCGTGGCCGATCTTGCTGCAGCGGGAGCCGGCGCTTGGGTCGCCGCCGCCCTCGGTGGCGCCAATGTCCCAAGCCCTGACCGTGACGCGGTGGCCGGCTGGCAACTCGCGAACGACCTTGAACCAGGCCCGCTTGAACAGGCCGCCCTCGCGCGGCGCCGGGCGCTGCTGATACTGGCCGGCCCAAGCATACGCGCCCTTGGCTTTCTTCAGCTTGGCCAACTCGGCCGGCGGGAACCGCTCGGGGAAAAGCAACTCGCCATCCTCGGTGCGCGGGTCCTGAAAGAACAGGCTGTTGCCTATGTAGGTCCGGCAGGGCCCGCCGGTGACCTTGCCATCCGGCGCGACCTTTTCGGCCTCGAACTCCATGGGCAGGTTTAGGTGAACAAAGCCCAGGTCCAGGTCGATGACGGTGCCGGCGACGTCCTGGGTATGCAGGCGCTGCATGATGATGACGATGGCCGAGGTCTGGACGTCGTTCAGGCGGTCGGTGATGCCCTCGCGAAAGGTCGTCACCGCATTGGCCCGCTCGACGTCGGACTCGGCCCCATCGACGCTGTGCGGGTCGTCGATCTTGACCCGGTCGCCCCGGCCGCCGGTCATGGCGCTGAAGGGCCGGGCCTCGCTGAAGCCGTTGGAGATGTTCTCAAACTTGCCTTTGGCGTTCTGGTCGTGGCGCAGGCGGACAGTTGCGCCCCAGAGCGCCTGATACTTCTCGCTTTCGACCAGCCGCCGCAGCTTGGCGTTATCCCGCAGGACGTTTGGCTGGCTGAACGATGTGGCCAGGTATTGGAGGTGCGGCCGGCCTTTCGGGCCCCATTCCCACGCCGACCAGAAGACCAGCAGCAACGATTTCATCATGCCGGGCGGCACGGTGATCAGGAGCCGCAATATGTCGCCGGCCGTGACCCGCTCCAGGTGGTCGCACATGGCCCGCAAGGCCCAGCCACCGACGAAGGGCCTGGCGGGCTCCAGGACATACCAGAACTCCTGGATGAAGCCGGCCAGGGTGGCGCAGTTGGCGACAATCTCGTCCCGCTGGGTCACCAGCCTGGCGGCCTCGGCCCGGCGGTGCCGCTCGGTCAGGGCGGTGTGGTAGCGCTCGGCCCTTTCGCGGTCGAACGCCCGGCCGTCTGGTAAAACCACGACAGCCGCCAAGGTCAGTCCTCGCCGTTGAGGGTCGCCTCAAGGGCCGCGATTTCCTCGGCCAGTTCGGCGTCGGTCATCTGGCGCACGCGGGTCGTCACATCAAAGCGCTGCACCGGGGCGGTCTTGGGCGCCATCCTGGCCGTCGCCCACTTGATGGCGTCCAGGTAAACGCGGGCGCCCATTGGATCGACCTTCTTGCCGTTAAAGGTCACGCCGAGCGCGGCGGCCTTGGTCACGGTCAGGCTTTCCTCTTGATAATGCTCGGCCCGCATCTCGCGCGCCCGCGCGTAATGTTCGCGGCGGCCCTCGTTTTCGTCGATGAACGTCTGCATCGAGGGCGCGTGGATTCCCAAGGTCTTGCAGGCGGCCCTAAGTGAAAGCCCCTCGGAGATATGCTCCATAAAGGCGGGGATATCGGTTTCGACCGGCCGGCGCTTTCCGGCCGTGGGCCTTTCGGTGGCGTTATCGCCCAGGGTCTCGGCCATTTTCTTCCACTTTCTCGCCGGTCGACTGGCGAACTCCTATGGAGCAGTTTTTGGTGCTGGCGTAGCGTCCCGCCATGTTGAGCAAGACAGACCAGATCAGAGCGGCGTGGGCGACGGGCGACCAGATCGGCGCCTTACGGATCGCGGCCAAGTTCTTTGACCGCAGCCCGGAGACGGCGGCGATGAAGCGGGCATGGGAGGCGCACGCGCACCCCGAGTTTTGCCGCCAGCTACGCAAGGACCCGGCGGTCGTATTGCAGACCGGGCTCGACATACTGGCCGCCAAGTTCATCTTGCCGGGCGCCTGACCAGATTCAAGGCGGCGGCGGCGGCGGCCTGCTCGGGCAGGATGTCGACCCCTATGGAATCGAAGCCTAGCGCGTCAGCCAAGGCGGGGATGGTGCCGCGACCGCAGAAGGGGTCGACCACGGGCCACCGGCTGTCCCCGGCAAAGCGCACGGCGAAGTCCGCAACATTAATGCCAATGCCGTTGGGGTAGAGGACGGGCCCGCGCTCCATGACGTCGGGGCTTGCGACGCCCGGGCGCCCGTTGGCGCTCAAGGCGATGAGGTGGCTATAGCCTGGACGGTGGATATCGGTCTTGCCCACGCCCCGCCGCAAGACGACCTTGTGCCAGAGAAGGCGGAGACCGGCCCGCTCGCCAGCCGCGAGAACCATGGCGGCCTTGCTCATGGTCTGGCCGGCGACCTTGCGGTCCGTCTGGTAAAAGATGGCCGGGGCGTCGGGGTGGGTGATGGAAAGGCAGGCGGCGAGCGCGCGCTTGAACCAGTCTTGCCACTCCGGGATTGTCGCGCCGATTTCCTCGGCGTCGGGCAGGCTGGTGACGACGGCGCCGGTGGCTTTGCGCGTGGCCATCCAGGGGAGGGCGTCAGCGCATATGATTTCCCGCGTCACGGCTGGATTTGCCAGTCGCCTTGGGTCTCGCCGGGGTCGATGTCGCCAAACTCAACCTCGCCCAAGGCGGCGACTGCGCGCTTGGAGTCGCCCTTCAGGAAGATGAGGACGTTTTGGTGCGTCTTGCCCAGCTTGCGGCCAGCGGCGAATTGCCGGCCGGCCCGGATGGGGAGGGAGCCGACCGACGTAACCAGGATGGCCTCGTTGTAGTAGCTGAGGCCGGCGTCGCGGAACGCCTGGACGGTGTCGCCAACAAAATCATAGTAGGCGCCGCGCTTGTCCCTGACGTCGCCCACCACGAAACAGGCGAAGCGGTCCTTGCGGAGCATGGCGCAGGCCTTGGCGATGATGTCGAAGTAGGCCGGCCTGAAGTCGGCATAATCGAGGGTCGACAGGTCGCGCGGGTCGTCGCTGTAGACCTCGAGGTCCGCGTATGGCGGGCACGAAAACACGAAGTCGGCCTCAAGGTCCGGGGCCAGGGTAGGCAGGTCGCGGCTGTCGCCCTCGATCCAGGTCGGCTGCTCGTCCGGGCCGCAAATGGCCAGGCCCTGCTCGACGTTGGCGGCGATCTGCTCGGGACGAAGGTCAACGCCGACATAACGGCGGCCCAGCTTGGTCGCGACGATGCCGCGCACCGAGCCGCCAGCGAAGGGGTCCAGGACCAGGCCGCCGGGCGGCGAGAACCAGCGGTAGGCCAACTCGCACAGCACCGGGTCGAAGATGGACGTGCCCGAGGAAAGCTGGCTGTCCGGCAGGACCCAATGGTCCCGCTCAAACTCCTCCGGCGTCAGCTTGCGGCCGACCCGGGCCTCGGCGGCGGTCTTTTGCTCGTAGTAGCGCGGGTGACTGGACAGGGCGTCCATGGTGACGCCGCCCAGGCCGGTCGGCCTTTCACCAGATCCGATGACATGCTCGCCGCGCATGAGGTCTTGCCCGAAGGCCGCCGCGAGGCGCTTTCCGTTCTTGGCGGTCACGCCTTGGCTCCCTGGCCGTCAGCGTAGCTGCCGGTCCGGCTCATGATGGTCTGCTGGTTTGGGGCAATGGCGCCAAGGGTGCCTAAGTTCTCGCCGCGCCCAACCTCGCTGGCAATGCCGAGGGCGAGCCAAGCGCGCTTTCGGTCCTGCCACCAGCCCTCGCGGGCGTTGAGGACGCTAAAGGGCGGAATGCCGAAGCGGTCGGCCAGCGACCCGGCGCCGGTCTTGCCGGAATCGGCCGGCTGGTCGTCGGGGTCGGGGTCACTGGCCGCCAGCAGGGCCAGGTCGTCCTCGCTGAAGCCGGTAACCTCAAAGCCAATGTCGAGGGCCGCCAGCGCCTGGAGCTCGGCGGCCAGGATGTCGGTATCCCAGCCGGCGTTCAGGGCCAGCTTGTTGTCGGCGATGGCGTAGGCCCGCCACTGGTCGTCGGTCAGGCCGCCAACAATACAGGTGGGCACCTGGCCCAGCCCCTCGGCCTTGGCCGCCTCAACCCGACCGTGGCCGGCGCCGATGGTCAGGTCTGGCCGAAGCAGGACCGGGTTGGTGAAGCCGAACTCGCGGATGCTGGCTTGAAGCTGGGCGATCTGCTCGGGCGAATGGGTGCGGGCGTTGCGCGGGTCGGCCTTCAGAATGGCCGGGTCGCGGTAGATGATTTCCAGGCTGCGCTCGGTCTTGGCGGGCTCAGTCATCGTTGCTCCGGGTGTCGGGCCGCGCCAGGCTTGGCGTCAAAATCGCAAAACCCCGACTTGGGCGGCCGGGGCTGCGAGCGCGATTCGCGATTGATTCGGTTTTAGGCACAAGACGTGACGCCCTGTCAATGGGTGGTGTTTTTGGCCCGCCTGGATGCTAACCGTAGCGGGTGACGATTTCCTCCACTCCATCTGGCGGCGGAGCGCCGGCCAGCCAGGTTGCAATCAAGGCCGACATGGGGCCGCTGATATCGGTCCGGCCGCGCTCAAAGTCGCGGACAGACGCGCCAGGATCGGCGCCGCGAAGGCGCATGGCCCGGCCTAGTTCGGAGCCGGACAATTGCCTGTTGAGGCCCCACATATGGCCCAGGGTGGCGCGGGCCTCGCGCATTTCGTCGCCGGTCATTCT